ATAGTTCATGAAATTTTTTACTCTCGTTGACTGTTCTTCTTTTTGTCTAGAAGGTATACCCATAATCTGAGTATGTACTGGACCAGTCGCTGGAAGTAATTCTTTGTAAGCTTGTGCTTGAAATTGTGTAACTGCTTCTGCTAATACAGGGTGTGTTGCACCACTTGCATTTGAGAATGGTTGAGATCTTGTCTCGTATTTAAATCCTAATAAATCTAGACCTTTTGTATATGCGTCTTCCCAATCTTTTCTAGATGCTTTGTATTGTGTATAGTTTTCAAAAAGTTCAGAACCTAATCTACCTAAAACATCTTCGGGTAATAGGTCTGCTAAATTGTCAAAGTGTTCGTTAGTTCCAGGCTGGTTTACAGCTTCAGGATCAAAAGTAATCGTAGCACCACCATCTTCTTCTTGTTCAACTTGAATATCTTCCGGTCCTACTTGTTCTTCTATATTTTCTTGAGATGCTTCTACAAGCTCCTCTTCACTAGGTAATTTTATTTCCTGCTCTACGTTTGGTAAAGACTTGTCTATTTCTGACATTATTTTTCTCCGAGTTCGACACCACTATAATCTTTTTTCCAGGAACATTCAACCCCTGTGGATTAGGCCCTCTAAGTGGTGGTATTGTAGTTGTTAGTTTTTTAGTCATCTTGTAATAGCTTCATTCCTTGTAAACCTAAAGAAGCACCGAATCCAAGTATACCTGCTCTTGATAATACTCTTAATGCACCGGGGCTCATACCTAATGAAGCAATGCCTCTAACTGCTGATGGTAGTCCTTTAGTTATTTTTGGTGTTTGTTCTGAAAATGCAGGATATAAATAATTTAATGGGTCTGATGCAATATCTGCAATTGAGTCACCTTCTGATACTTGTCTTGTAATATCCATTGCAGCTAATGGTGCAAGAAAACCCGGTGAGGCAGCTAATGCAGTTCCTCTAATTAAAGTTCTTCCTGCAGTTCTAGCTAATCCTTTTTGTTCAACACCTAGACCCCTTGATCTACTAGCTTTAATTGTTGATGGCGCAGCTATAGCTGTTCCACCTGCAACTGTTGCACCCAACGCTGGTAATTGATAATCTAATATTGCAGGTCTTTCTAAATCTGGTGCAATAGGGTCTGTTGCCATTGCAACTAACATATTTTTTTGTTGATCTTCGTTTGATAGATAACTTGTTGGATCATCATTTCTAAATTCTTTTACGATTGCTTGTACACCTGCACCAGCGGCACCAGCCAATGTAAATCTTTTTAGGCCTGGTGATTTTAAAAATCCTAAAAAACCTGTGGCTGCTTGTTTAAACTTATCTATCTTACTTGCATCCTGCACTAATTTTTGTGGATTGTTTTGTATTGCATCTTCAACAGCGTCCACACAACTTATGACAGATCCACCTTTATTTTTTTTCTGAACGAAGTTACAGATAGGTCCGTTATTTGCAGCATCAGCTCTGATATCAGTTAAAAAATCATTAAAACCATAAAACGTTCCTTTCTGGATTTTTGTTGCTTGTGTTCCTGCTCTATCAATTATTGCCTGTTCATAGTTTTTTCCTTTCAACCCAGAAAAAGGTTCATTTAAATTTTTTATTGATTTGTTAAATTGTGATTTAGTAATATTACCTGCTCGTAAAGAATTATTTAACGTCATCTCTACTGTGTTAATATCTCTTGTATTAAATCTTAAATTAGTAAAAGGCTCACCCTTTACACCTTCAGGACCGTGAAGAACATCAATAGTTCCATATCTAGGACTCCAATTGTATCCTTCAACTTGAATTTTTTTAATCAAATCCTTTACTTGAATTTTAGACCCAGGTTTAAAAGGATTATCAATGTTTCTATTTTTAAAAGCTGTAGCTTCATTGGTTACTTTATAGACTTCTGCAAAATCTTTTTTTAAAACAGAAGTGTCACTCAAATTTTTTAAATTATATTTTTTTCCATTGTAACTAAAAGATAAATCTTTAGCTTTTAATTTTTTTCCAAACTCCCATGGAATTTCTTTACCTTTTTTGTCAAAAAACTTTATGGGTCCTTGACCAAGATTTTGATCCCAATTACGAAAAGCAAAATTCATAATTGTATATTTAGGTTGAAAAGTTTTACCAACATCTTGACCAAAAGATATAATCGGTCTTCCCTCTAATAGTTCATCTGCTTTTGTTAATTGATCAGAAAAAGATAAACCACTTAAAATTATTTTTGCTTGACCTGTAGCAAGTCTATTACTTCTTATAAGATCTGCACCTTGATCTTTTATAGTGTTATAGGTAGGAACTTTCCCTGCTTTTAAAGACTTAGAAATTGCATCACGAGTAAGACCTGTTTTTTTTGATAGAGCATGATACCAAAGGTCTCCCAGTGGTTTATCATCCATAAGCATTCTTTTTAAAACAGTGTCTAGTTTTTGTTCTGTGCTCTCTAATGTATTTAAAATAGGATAAGTTCCTGTATCTAATCTGTATCTCGGTCCTGCTTTTTGTTTAGATCCTGCAGCGCCGGTTTTTATTTTAAATTTCTTTACAGTTTTTGTTATTATATCTTGTTTAGAAACAAACTTATCACCATCATTTGCTTTTTTTATTTCTTTGGCTAAATACTTTCTAACTTTTTCAATTTTTTTAGCACCTATTTGTTCTGCGCCTACTTCAGTTGCAATTCCTAAAGCATATCTTGCTGCTTGAACATTTTGACTAGTAAATTCTTTACCGTATTTTGATGTGGTGTAGTTTTGATTTAAAATTTTAGCTGTTTCTGAATCCGATAAATTTTTAGACTCATTTAAAATTCTTGTTAATTCTTCTATTGTTATTCTTGGTTTGACAGCCATTACACCTCCAGGATGCCGGCAAGACCACCGTTTCTAAATCCAATACCTACATCTATACCGAGTTGTTTTTGTATCTCCATAATCTCATCTGGGAAGTCGTCTGGATTTTTTAAAACCTGATTTAATTGTTTAAAGTATTCTGTTTTTTCTTTTCCAACTAAACTTTTGTCTGTACCTAAACTTGCAAATAGTCTTGAGATATCTTTACCTTCAATACCGTATTTACGTAAAGCTTGAAAACCCATTCTTGCAGCACCACCCATGAACATTGGTACACGTCCACCATCTGCAAAATCAAAGTCATCTACCATCTCAGGATCAAAGAACCTGCTAGTTACTGTGTTACCTCTTGCATCTTTTATTTTAATTAAATTTTCTGCAAACTTTTGTATGTCATCTGCATTATCTAGTTTTGCAACTGATGATGCAACCTTTGGTCCAAAATATTTTTGTACTAATAACAATGGATCACCCATACCACCGCCACCACCTTCAGTCATAAATCTAAAATCATCTACTTCCATAATAGTTGACAATGATGGACCGCCTGGATTTGTAGGGTCTTCCATATCTTTTATTCTATTTAAAAACTCTCTTGCATTTCCTCTTGCAGCTGGTTGAGCAACTTTTGTAACACCTGCGTTTAAATAAATTTTATCGACAATATCATTTACAATTAAATTATTATTCTTAACGTTTTTGATTGCCTCTAAACCTGCACCTGTAAACGGTGCTGCGATATCTTCTGATCCACCACGTGAACCTGGTGGTGGTAAATCATCTTGCAATGCTCTGATATCACTTTCCATGACTTCTTTCATTGCAGGTTTGCCTGTTTTTTGACCAGCTTCAAATCTTTTAATTAATTCTGTTTCTCTTAAAGACCCTAGACCACTTTGATCTAAACCTGTAGTCCCAGTTCTAAGATCTGTTATATTTGCAATTTGTGGAGGATTAAGAAGCTCATCAATCTTAGTCATATTTGATAACAACTTATTTGCCTGAACATCATTTAGTTTACCTGATACAGCATAACCAACAGGACTTTTTAATTCGTCTAAAATTTTAGTTGGACCTAAAAAACCAATGGCTTCAGTATTGACATCCATATCTAACATCAACTCTGGAGACTTACCCTTTCCTAAAAAATTTATATTTGTTCTTGTGCCAAGGACCTCGGAAGTGTTACCTCCAAGTTTTTTGTACAATTGTATAATCGCATCTAATGTCTGTTTCCTAGCCATAATATACTAACTTACTTCTATCTGGTAACGGTTCGTCTTGA